GCAACGCCATGAAGGTAAACAGACGCAATGGCGTCACTGTCATGCGTGGCGGAATACGGTTCTAACCCGTGGGGTGCTATCACCCCTTAACGGCCTATAAATCAATAAAACCAAAACCGAATGGTAAACATTCAATCCGCTTTAGCGCTGGTGGGGATACTCTCCCTATCCAGCTGCCTTGCGGTCAATGTATCGGTTGTCGGCTCGAACGCTCCCGCCAGTGGGCTGTCCGCTGTATCCACGAAGCCAGCCTCTATGAACAAAACTGTTTCATCACGCTCACCTACAACGACAAACACCTACCAACCGACGGATCCATTAACGTCGTGCACTTCCAAAAATTTATGAAACGGTTACGTTTCGCGTTCCCGCAACAAAAAATCCGTTTCTTCCACTGCGGAGAATACGGAGAAAAATTAGGCCGTCCTCACTATCACGCCTGTTTATTCAACTTCGATTTCGACGATAAAATCCTGCTTAAAAAAGTAAATGACATCCCGTTGTTTACATCCCCCACACTCGAAAAAATATGGGGTAAAGGATTTGTATCAATCGGAAGCGTAACATTCGAAAGCGCTGCTTATGTAGCACGCTATATCATGAAGAAAATAAACGGCGATGAATCCGATAAACACTATGAATACATCAATCCCCTCGATGGCAATACTTATCAACGCGATCCTGAATATATAACTATGTCCAGGCGACCAGGTATCGCCCACGAGTGGTTTAACCAATTCAAAAACGATGTATATCCTGATGACTTCGTAGTCATCAACAATAAAAAAGTTCGTCCACCACGTTACTACGACGAACAACTCAAAAAACAAAATCCCGAAACCCTCGAAATGATTAAATTCGAGCGGGTAATAAATGCGATGGAAAACGAGCATGAAAACACAACAGAGCGACTCAATGTAAAAGAGCGCATCTTAAAAACAAAACTTAAACAATTACCGAGGAACTTAGAACAATGATACAAAAAATATTCACAGTCTACGATTCAAAAACAGAACTCTTCATGCAACCCTTCTTCATGCCAACCACAGGCCAGGCATTAAGATCCTTCGAAGATACTTGCAACGATGAATCAACACTGTTCGCAAAACATCCCGCGGACTTCACACTATTTGAAATCGGCACATACGATGATACTAACTGTGCAATCGTTAAACACGATGCAATGGTTAACCTCGGTACTGCACTTGAATATGTGCAGAAACAAAACGAAGTAACAAAACTCAGGAGTGCTACAAATGACTAAGTCAGTAATGAATCATAACTTCAGCAAAGTACCATCGGCTGAAATCCAACGTTCCAAATTCGACCGATCACACGGTTATAAAACCACCTTCAATGCCGGTCTACTTATACCGGTATTCCTGGACGAATGTTTACCAGGCGATACATTCAATCTCAACATGACCGCATTTGCGCGTCTTGCAACGCCTATAAAACCTGTAATGGACAACCTCTTCATGGAGTCATTTTTCTTCGCAGTCCCGCTGCGCCTGGTATGGAATAACTGGGAAAAATTCAATGGTGAACAGAACAACCCAGGTGACTCAACAGATTACATCTGTCCGAAAATATCCGGAACTGAAGCAGTCCAGGTGAACACCATTCACGACTACATGGGACTTCCGCTTGGCCTTACATTCGACAATACACCAATCAACGCATTTCACCATCGCGCTTACAATCTAATCTGGAACGAATTTTTTCGCGATCAGAACCTACAAAATTCTGAACCAGTACACTTAAGCGATGGTCCCGATGCTTCAACTGTCTACAAACTATTACGCCGTGGCAAACGACACGACTACTTCACTTCATGCCTACCCTGGCCACAAAAAGGCGAAGCTGTAACTGTACCTCTCGGCTCGACTGCACCTGTTACTGGAACAATCGTTCCTAACAATTACAACATACACTTTCGCGACGATTCGCTTTCGCCATCAACACCTGTCCAGTTCCGTGTCGACTCTGGTTTAACACTACAGACACCTTCAACAGATGGCCAGCTCCAGCAATTCGGTACCGAAACCGGATTGCAAATAGGTGTCGCAACCGCGGACCTAACTCAGGCCACGGCCATCACTATCAACGCACTCCGTGAATCTTTTCAGATTCAAAAATTATATGAGAGGGACGCCCGGGGCGGAACACGCTACACGGAAATCATAAAATCTCATTTCGGCGTATCCTCACCGGACTCTCGCTTACAACGTCCGGAATATCTGGGCGGCGGCAGCACGCCCATCAACTTCACCTCCGTACCACAGACCCAGGCGACGTCTGAAACAGTAACTCCCCAGGGAAACTTATCTGCATTTGGTACGGCCAGTCTCAACGGCCATTCATTCTCCAAATCATTCACTGAACATTCAGTCATTATTGGCATGGTCTGCGTTCGCGCTGACCTGACATACCAGCAAGGTCTAAATCGAATGTTCACCAGGGACACACGTTGGGACTTCTACTGGCCTGCGCTCTCCCATATTGGAGAACAGGAGGTCTACAACAAAGAAATCTATCTGCAAGGATCCGCAGCAGACAACCAGGTTTTCGGCTACCAGGAACGCCACGCCGAATACCGATATAAGCCCAGTCTCATCACGGGCACCTTCCGATCAAACGCGCCTACACCACTCGATGTATGGCACCTCTCACAGAACTTCGAAAACCTGCCGACTCTTTCGGCACAATTCATCGAGGAGAATCCTCCAATCGATCGAGTAATCGCCGTACAAGATGAACCACATTTCTTGTTCGATTCTTACTTCAGCCTAAAATGCGCGCGTCCAATGCCTGTCTACTCTGTACCAGGCTTGATCGATCACTTCTAATGCTCACCTTCATACAAGTCCTTCGCTACTTCGAAACAAAAGCGAATAAACCATTCTTAGGTGCGCTTGCTGCCGTTGCCCCTATCCTGGGTGCCGGCATAAGCGCCTTCGGAGCAAAAAAATCTAACGAAGCTCAAGTCGCATTATCACGCGAGCAAATGGCCTTCCAAGAACGCATGAGCAACACTGCGTATCAACGAGCAACAGCAGACATGCGTGAAGCTAATCTAAATCCTATGCTCGCATACATGAAAGGCGGTGCATCGTCACCACCTGGCGCTCAGCCACAAATCAAAAATGTCCTTGAGCCTTTCGCTAACTCAGCGCTAAACATAGCGCGTCAATACCAGGAGGTGGAAAACCTCCGTCAACAAAACACACTCAACTTACCATCTGAGCAACGCGCCCAGGTTATGGCCGCTGCGCAAGATGCACTAATCACATCGAGCAAACAACTCTATGCAAATTCCAAGAATGCAAAAGTCGGCAAAATCAAACCTGAAAAGTGGGACCCAGGTACTCCACTCGACACTAAAGTCATTCTTGATACAGTCGTTGATAAAGCTATGCGCTATTTCAATGACGGAATCAACAACATCAAAGATCGGAGAGGAATAAAATGAAACGACGAAAAACCAGTATCAAATTCACTCATCCGTCGATGACAAAACAGTCATTCGCCAAAGAGTGCAATATCAACAACATCATGGCACGATACGAAAAAACAGGTATCGTCGAACACGTCATGGAAACGCCTGGTCAATTCGGAGATTACTCTGAACCCCTGGAATACCAGGAAGCTCTGAACAAGGTCAACGCTGCCAAATCATTGTTTGACTCACTACCGGCCCAGGTACGGGCAAAATTCGATAACGAACCCTTCCTATTCCTGGAGTTCGCCCAAAATCCTGAAAATTACGGAAAACTGGTAGAGATGGGGCTCGCAGTAGCGCCTGAAACACCAGAAACGGCCTCAGAGCCACGATCTACCGAAACCGCTACCCAAGCCAGCGAAGCTGGCGCGAACGAACAGGAGGGATCGTAGCGCCTCTCAGCACGATCCCAACAGAGAGGCTAAATACTCACCCGTCCACCTGGTAAACCGGTCCTTTCCTCCCCCCGTGTAGGGGGGATCGAGGGGGGGAGCAAATTCAACGAAAGCGCCGAACCAGGCGCAAGCACAGTTACTATCTTGGTGTAACTGTGCGGACTGACAGCAAACGACTCTCTAAGCGCTTGTGCTCAGTCCTAAAAAACCCTTAATATCGACCCTGGTACCAACCCAAAACGAGGTCGATCTCATGAGAAAACGTAAAAAAATGTCCCGACGCTCCAGTCGGAAGAACTTCACCCGCAACGCCATGAAGGTAAACAGACGCAATGGCGTCACTGTCATGCGTGGCGGAATACGGTTCTAACCCGTGGGGTGCTATCACCCCTTAACGGCCTATAAATCAATAAAACCA